CGACTACGGTCGGTGGTTTCGGCGGAGTATTTCGTTGGGGACCAGTAGGAAAGTTTGTTCTTGTAGATTCAGAAAATACACTCGCAAATCGCTTCGGTAAACCAACTTCAGACAACTACGAAACGTTTTATACGGCTGCAAACTTCCTTTCTTATGGAAATGCTCTGTATGTTTCGCGTGCTGCGACCACAACAGGTTTTGCAAACACTTCAACTATTACTCTTGACGGTGACGTATCGCTTGCCGCTAATGGTACTGCTCTTGGTCTTACAGCTGGACTTCGCGTACAAGGTGATGGCATTGCAGAAGATACTTTTGTAACAGCAGTAACTAACAGCGCTATTACAATTTCAAAGGCAGCAACCGCAAGCGCTTCAGCACTTCTTTCATTCTTTGCTAACGCTACGACACTTTCTGCTTATGCTGGTAATACAGCTGCAGTTGTTGCATCGAACGTAGTTATTCGCAACTCAGAAGAGTTCGAAAACAAAGGTGCAACGAACACAGCATTTACAGGAACAGAGTTCGTAGCTCGTTATCCTGGTGCACTCGGTAACTCGCTGAAGGTTTCGATGTGCGATAGCGCAACACAATATGCCGAAACAGTTACATTCGAAACTAATACCACTTGGGGTTCAACAACTGCAAACACATATGCTCTTGCTGATCTTACAAGTGCCACTATGTCGATCGCCGTAGGCAGCAACACTGCTAACGTTGTCTTCGTGTGGTCAGGTGATGATTTCGCCGATCGTGTAGCTGCTTCTGCAGGTGCTCGTGCAGTCGGTTCGAACGGCGTATCAGCCAACTTCATCTCGCTTGCAACAGCAAACACGCTGTTCACCAACGGTGATACAGTATGGTATGCTAAGGGAAATTCTTCGACTGCGAATAGCATTCAAGGTTTATCAGAAGGTACATCGTACTTCATTACTGGAGCGAATACAACCGGCTTTACTCTCTCGTTAACATCTGGTGGAGCAAACGTTGCCATCTCGAATGGCGCAGCCAACTCGGTTGTTTATTTTACAAAACAATCAGCGACTGACCTCGGTCTTACTCTTGCACAAGCTCGTCTTGCAGTGACCGCACTCAAAGATAAGATCACTGTCGGCGATTATATCGAAGTTGGTAATACTTCTATCGGTAAGCAAAACATGAAGGTCACTTCAGAAGGCGCACAAGCCGATGACGGTACGAACATCTTCTTCAATATCGGTTTCGATACCACATGGAACAAGTCAACTAACTTCAGCGGTACTTCATTGAAGCGTCAATGGGAATACTTCAACGTTGTCGAGTCTGCTCCTGGTGTATCTTCATCGATGACAAACGCAGGTCGCACTGTTACTGACGAAGTTTCAGTTGTTGTAGTTGACGAAGACGGTCTGATCAGCGGAACACCTGGTCAAGTTCTTGAAATCTACCAAAACCTTTCACGTGCAACAGATGCCAAGAAAGATGACGGTACGACTAACTACTATAAGACTGCAATCAACGACTTCTCACGTTGGATTTGGGCTACAAACGATCGTGATGGTGCAGCTTCTAATACTCTGTCAAACGTTGCTAATTCTACTAACACGACAACTTACACACGTTCGTTCGTTCGTGGTACAGACGGCGCTAACGAAAGCACAGTGTCGATGGCAGCTCTTGGTTCTGCATATGATCTCTTTGCAGATGCAAGCACAGTCGATGTTTCTCTTATTCTTCAAGGTAAGGCAATCGGAACTAACGACGTTCAGCTAGCCAACTATCTGATCGATAACATTGCAGAAGTTCGTAAGGATTGCGTAGTATTCGTTTCTCCTGCATATTCTGATGTTGTAGGTATTAACGTAGAAAACCAACAAGCACAGAACATCGTAGACTTTAGAAATGCTTTGCGTAATACTTCATATGCATTCCTCGATTCTGGTTACAAGTATCAGTACGATAAGTATGCAGATGTATATCGCTACATTCCACTGAACGGTGATATGGCAGGCATTACTGCACGTAGCGATAGCGTAAGAGATCCTTGGTTCTCACCGGCCGGTTTCACCCGTGGCCAAGTAAAGAACCTTGTAAAGCTTGCTTTCAGCCCAAGCAAATCTGAAAGAGATCTTCTATATAAGAACGATGTCAATCCAGTTGTGACATTCCCAGGCCAAGGCACAGTTCTTTATGGAGACAAAACTCTTCTAGGTCGTACAAGCGCATTCGATCGTATCAACGTACGTCGTCTGTTCATCGTTCTTGAAAAAGCGATCGCTACAGCTTCTAACTCTACATTGTTCGAATTCAATGACGAATTCACAAGATCGCAGTTTAGAAACCTTGTAGAACCTTACCTACGTGACGTTCAAGGACGTCGTGGAATCGTTGATTTCCGCGTGGTTTGTGACGAAACAAACAATACTGCTGAAGTAATCGACAGTAATAGATTTGTTGGAGACATCTACATCAAGCCTGCTAGGTCGATCAACTTCATTCAGCTAAACTTCGTCGCCGTAAGATCTGGTGTCGAGTTCAATGAAATCGCTGGCCAGTTCTAATAAATAAAATAAACCTAGGAGGAAAGTAAATGGCTTTTAATATCAATGAAATGAGAAGCCAACTAACTTACGGCGGTGCAAGACAAAACCTGTTCCAAGTGGATATTTTTAATCCTGCGAACAGTTCTGGAGATGCAAAAACCCGATTCATGTGTCAGGCAGCTCAACTGCCTGGCTCTGACCTCGGTGTCATTCCAGTATTTTACTTCGGTCGTCAAATGAAGTTAGCTGGTGATAGAACATTCGCCGAATGGACAGTTACGATTATCAACGATGAAGACTTCCTGATTCGTAACGCCATGGAAGAATGGTCGAATGCTATCAATCGTCTACAACGTAACGTAAGAGAAATCAATCGTTATAAGTCACAGGCGACAGTTACTCAGTTTGCTAAGGATGGATCGAAGCTTCGTTCATACGATTTCAACGGTATCTTCCCAAGCAACATCAGCCCAATCGAACTCGATTGGTCTACAACCGATCAGATCGAACTGTTCCAAGTTACATTCCAGTACGACTATTGGAATGTTGGAGACAGTGTCACAGGCGACGCCGGCGGTGATTAATAAGTAAAGGGTAATCATTCCCTTTACTTTTTCGTTATTTAAATTGGAGAACCCATGGCCGAGTTATTTGGTTTTGAAATTAAAAGAAAGCAAGAAGAAAAAGAGCTTCCATCATTTGCCCCAAAACAGGACGATGATGGAGCTCTTGTTCTTGCCGAAGGTGGAGCTTATGGCCAGTATGTTGATATGGAAGGTGCCATTCGCACCGAGTCAGAGCTCGTCTCGAAGTATAGAGAGATGGCTCAGCATCCAGACATCGAACTTGCTGTCGATGATATTATCAACGAAGCTGTTGTTATTGATCCAAAGAAAGAAGTCGTATCTTTAAATCTTGACGACTTAAAGCAACCAGACAAAGTCAAGAAACTTATCCTCGATGAGTTTGATAAAGTGCTCGAGCTGCTCGAGTTTAATCAGCACGCCTATGAAATTTTCCGCAAGTGGTATGTCGATGGTAGAATATTCTATCACTTAATGATTGACGAGAAGGCTCCTCGCGAAGGCATTCAAGAACTACGCTACGTAGATCCTCGCAAGCTTCGTAAAGTCAAAACTTACAAGAAAAGAAAAGCTGCCAAGGATTCGAACGTCATTATTCCTGCGACGGGCGAAGAGTTCTATATCTACAATGAGAATGGTTTCGGTAAAGTACCAACTCAGCCTAACTATCAAGATCCTACTACACAAGGCATTAAGATAGCAGTCGATTCCATTATCAACGTATCTTCTGGCCTTGTCAACGTCAAAGGTGACATGGTTCTTGGTTATCTACAGAAGGCAATTAAGCCACTCAACCAGTTAAAGGCGATGGAAGACTCATTGGTCATCTATCGTATCTCTCGTGCACCTGAACGTCGTATCTTCTACATCGACGTTGGTAACCTACCTAAAATGAAAGCTGAGCAATATCTTCGTGATGTGATGACTCGCTTTAAGAATAAGGTAGTGTACGATGCAGGAACCGGAGAGATTCGCGACGACCGTAAGCACATGACAATGCTCGAAGATTTCTGGCTACCTCGTCGTGAAGGCGGTAAGGGCACAGAAATCACTACTCTTCCAGGTGGACAAAACCTCGGACAGATCGACGATATCGTTTACTTCCAACGTAAGCTTTATAAAGCTCTGAACGTTCCTATCTCTCGTCTTGATCCTGAACAGGCGTTCAACTTCGGAAGAGCCACGGAAGTGACTCGTGACGAAGTTAAATTTTCTAAATTCATTACTCGCCTTCGCGCACGATTCTCTGATGTTTTCAATAAGATTCTTGAGAAGCAACTGATTCTGAAAGGTATTATTACCTCGGAAGATTGGTCAGAATTTAAATACAACTTTAAATATGAATTCACAGAAGATAATCACTTTGCTGAGCTAAAGAACACAGAGATCCTTCGCGATCGTATCTCGATGCTTCGCGATGTCGATGACTATGCAGGCAAATACTACTC